CCATATATGCGCAAAAGCGTAAGCGCGAGAACACGTTCTGGACTGCGGTGACGATCATCGTGTTGACGTTCCTGTGCTATGGGTTCTTCGCTACAATGAGCTTCTTTATTACCGAAATTGTCCAAGCCAAGCAGGAGCAACAGGATAGTGATTAGCATTGATGACCGGCAGTATGAAGAAGAGGCGCTCCCTGATTCGGCACGGGTAAACCTTGCTCGGGTGATGGCCCTCCGCAGTGAAATCATGGAGATGACGCTGGCGCTTGAAGAAAAGCGCATCGCTCTCCAAGCACGCGAGCAAGAGGTTGTTCGCATCGTCAAGGAGCATGAGGAGAAATCCTCAGAAGACTGAGAGGACTTGCCGTGTTGATCTGGGACGGTGAACCATGAACATAGCAGAAGAGGCGCTTAAAAAGATTGAGATCCATGAGGCGGAGTGCAAGCTTCGCTATGAGAACATCGAACGAAGGCTTGACGAAGGTCAGGCCAAGTTTAAGCGCTTTGAGCTGATGCTCTGGGGTATATACCCATTCATCGTAGGCACAATCATCGCAGCCAGGATCTGGGAATAACCATGAAGTTCAACAAAATTAAGGGCCTGATCGGCGCGATTGCTCCGACCATAGGCTCGGCGCTCGGTGGCCCCCTTGGCGGGGCGGCAGCGCAAGTGGTGGCACAGGTGCTAGGGGTAGATCCCCAGCAGCCTAAGCAGATTGAGCAAGCCCTGCAGCAGGCAACGCCCGAGCAGCTTGCCGAGATCAAAAAAGCCGAGCTGGCATTTGAGGCTCGCATGAAGGAGCTGGATGTGGATGTCTTCGCCCTGGAGACCAAGGACATTCAGCATGCCAGGACCACCCACAAGGGGGACTGGACACCCCGGGTGATCGCCCTGATGTGCGTTCTCTTCTTCGGCGGGTACATCTTCAGCGTCACGTTCATGCCGCCCGAGGCCAACTCGGAGGCCGTTATTAACCTCGTCCTGGGCTATCTGGGCGGGGTGGTGTCGGCTATCGTGAGCTTCTACTTCGGCGCCAGCCAGAAACAGGACTGACCATGCAGCGACTGATCGATCAGCTCAAGCGTCATGAAGGGGTCAAGACCCACGCATACAAGGACCACCTTGGCTATGTCACCGTTGGGGTTGGCCGGTGCCTTGAGGAAGGCATTGGCGTTGGCCTGTCGGAAGACGAGATCGAGTATCTCCTCCTGAATGACATCAAGCGCTGCAACGAAGAGCTTCAGAAGGCCTTTGGCTGGTTCTCTGAGCTTGATGAGGTGCGCAGTGATGCGATGATCAACCTCTGCTTTAACGTGGGTCTGCCGCGCCTGAGAGGCTTTGTGAAAGCCCTTGCGGCCATGGAAGCCAAGGACTACGAGGAAGCGGCCAAGGAGTTCTTTGATAGCCGCTGGGCCACCCAGGTGGGGAATCGTGCCGTTGAGGTCTGCGCCATGATCCGTACAGGTGAGTATTCATAGGAGCAGGCCATGTTCTTTAACAATGCGTTTGCACGGCCTGGTATGTTTGCTAGCCAGCGGAACAACTTTCAGGTTCCCAACGCGCAACCGCAGCCTGCTCCTCCTCCCCAGCAACTGCCTAGCGGCTATCGGTCTCAGAGCTACCAGACCTTCTCTGCCCAGCCCGGGATTGGAGCCTTGTACCAGCAAAGGGCATCAGAACCCATGGTAAGCAACGACATGGGCATGAGCGGGTTCCTTGATCGCCAAGCTCAAAGCATGCCCCAGCCTATGAGCTACGCCCCGGTTGCAAGCAATACTATGGGTATGGAGCAGATTCAGCGTTATCAGCCGCCCCAGATGATGGGCATCATGAGCCTCCTGAGCGGCTTGCTTGGCGGCGGATATGGCCGGGGCATGGGATTCCAGCCTCCTCCGCAGCGTCCTCAAAGTGTAGAAGATGTCCTCAGGAGCCGAGGGTTTAACCCGCCCTCAGCGCCAACCGGCATAGCGATGACTTCGGATGTCTCTATCTATACCGATCCAGTGACAGGAGAGACAATAACTGGAAGCGGATCAATGAGGCCGTATTACAATAGCTTGAAGACGTTTTACGACCAAAACCCTGAGGCGCTTGATATAGCCAAGAAGTACAAATCCGACGCTGAAGAAAGGATGCAGCAGCAACTGGCTAGCAGAAAGACCAATCCTGTTGATCAGCTTGGTGGCGCTATTCAAGAGCCGAAGGCTGAGCCTGTTAGGGCCGTGGATATGTTTGGGTCTCCGCAGGGCCTGGGCGGATTTGCTCAGCCCCAGATGGGCTTTGGTGGAAAGGGTGGTATCAAAGGTGGCGGGATGTATGGGCGGCCATCCTACGGAATGCAGGCTCGGTACTCGTCACCCTTCCAGGGTTTCTTTTAGCGGCATAGCCTGATAGCGAGGTGATAAATGGCGCTAACCAAGATTCAGTTCTCCCCCGGCGTTGACAAGGAGGGGACCGAGTACACTGCAGATGCGGGATGGTTTGACTCGGACAAGATCCGCTTTCGGCAAGGTCGTCCCGAGAAGATTGGCGGCTGGCAGAAGTACACCGAAAACTCATTCCTTGGCATCTGCAGGTCGATCTTTGACTGGGCCTCCCTTGAGTCGATCAAGTACATCGGTCTCGGCACCAACCTGAAGTTCTATGTGACGCAGGGCAACGCATTCAACGATGTCACCCCGATCCGCAGCACCACCTCGGCAGGGGATGTCACCTTCGCTGCCGTCAACGGCTCGTCCACGCTTACTGTCACTGACACGGCGCATGGCGCGGCAGTCAACGATTTTGTCACCTTTAGTGGCGCGGTAAGCCTTGGCGGCAACATCACCGCGACGGTATTGAATCAAGAGTACCAGATCGTTTCGGTGCCTGACGCGGACACCTACACCATCACGGCTAAGGACGCCTCTGGCGCCACGGTCACGGCAGACGGCAGTGATTCAGGAGATGGTGGCGCAAGCGTTGTCGGGGCTTATCAGATCAACACCGGCCTCAACACCTACGTCAGCGGTACAGGTTGGGGCGCAGGAGCTTGGGGATCTGGCACCTTCGGCAGCTCCAGCTCAGTCTCTGCTGCAGGCCAGCTTCGCTTGTACAGCCAGGATGCCTTTGGCGAAGACCTGATCTTCAACCCTCGCGGCGGCGGCATTTACTACTGGGATGAGTCGAGCGGCACGGGTACTCGGGCGGTAAACATCTCTGCCCTCTCTGGCGCGTCGGATGTCCCGACCGTGGCCTTGAGGGTGCTGGTGTCTGAAGACCAGCATGTGATCGCATTTGGCTGCAACCCGATTGGTTCGTCTGCCATTGACCCATTGTTCGTCCGGTTCTCGGATCAGGAGAGCGCAGCAGATTGGACCCCCACGGCAACCAACACTGCCGGGGGTGTGCGGATCAACTCGGGGTCGCAGATCATCGGCGCAATCAAAGCCCGGCAAGAGATCCTGATCTGGACGGATGTGAGCCTGCACTCCATGCGGTTTATCGGAGCGCCGTTCACCTTCCAGTTCACGCGCCTGAGTGCAGACATCTCCATGATCTCCCCCAACGCGGCAGTGAATGCCCGGGGGGTGGTGTACTTCATGGACCGGGGCAACTTCTTCGTTTACAACGGCGCCGTGCAGCCTCTCCCCTGCAGCGTGAAGGACTACGTCTTCTCCAACATCAACATGGATCAGGCGTTCAAGGTGTTCGCTGCAGAGAACAATGACTTCAACGAGGTCATGTGGTTCTACCCGGTAGGGGAAGGTAACACCGAGGTGACCAACTACGTCGCCTACAACTATCTGGAGAACCTCTGGTCGGTCGGCACCCTGTCTCGCGGGGCATGGTCCGGGGCCAACACAATGAACTATCCCTTGGCATCCACCGCCCTGGATGGGGAGCCGAATTACCTCTACCAGCATGAGTTTGGTTACGACGCAGACGGCGAACCCATGGAGGCCTACATCGAGTCCGGGGATCTGGAGCTTAGTGATGGCGAGTTCTTCATGTTTATCAAGAGGATAATCCCCGACTTCACCTTCAGCGGCGACACAGGCGGCGCTCAAACGGATATCATCATCAAGGGAAGCGACTTCCCGCTTGAAACGGCAACGACGCTATCGACATCAACGATTACGTCAACGACCAAGCAGTCGTTTGTCAGAAACCGGGCGCGGCATTCAATCGTTCGGATTGAGAGCAACGGCTCAGGATATGGTTGGCGTTTGGGGGATCTCCGCTTTGACATGCGGCAGGACGGGAGGCGGTAATGGCAGAGCAGAGAACCACCCCGCTTCCGATCCCGATGCCCGAGTATAGCCAGCCGAATGAGGCGCTGACCCGGCGTAACATCGAGCTGGGGTTTCAAACCCTATCCAACGACATCGAGCTTGCCAAAACCCAGGGCGATAAGCCCGGCTCCCTTGCCATGCGGCGATTCCAGTTTCTCCTCATGGGGGCATCATGAGCGACGTAATCAAGGTACTGGGCCAAGCAGCTCCGGGGGCGACCACCACCACCACGCTTTACACGGTGCCCAACCTGACCCAAACGACGGTCAGCTCTCTGGTTATTTGCAACCGCTCGGCGGTAGGCATCACCTACCGGGTGAGCGTTCATGTGGCAGGCGCATCGGCGGACAATAAGCAGTATTTGTTCTACGATAAGGCACTAGATGCAAACGAGACACAAACAGTGGTTATCGGTATGTGTCTAAATCAAACGGATGAGGTGAAGGTCTACGCGAGCGCGGCTGATGCCTCCTTCAACTTGTTCGGAGTGGAGACAAGCTAATGAACTATCCCGGTCAGCAAGCACCCCTCCAGGGGATGGCAAACGAGATGGCCCAGTACGGCAGATACGGGGACTCGATGCTTGTGCACATGAACCCGATTGAGGTTCAGGGTATCGCGGCTTTGTCTCCTACCGGGCAGCTCACCACCAACCCGGTGACCGGCCAGCCTGAGGCCTTCCTCCCGTTCCTGGCACCCATCCTTGGCACGGCGCTAGGCAAGGCGTTCCTCCCTGCGCTTGCATCGAAGATCGGTATCGCTGGCCTTGGGGGTAATCTGGCAGGCGCTATCGGATCAGGCCTCGCCACCACCGCCGTGACCGGCGACCTCAAGGAAGGCATCCTCTCGGGCATCACCGGCTATGGCCTGGGGCAGATGCTTGGTGGCGCCACGGACGCCCTGAACCCGCAGATTGCCGCCACAGAGGGCGCTCTTGAAAAGGTTGGCGAAAGCGCTGCGCAAGGCGCAGCAGATGTCGCAGGGAAGGAGGCGGCGCTTCAAGCACTTGGACAGATGCCTGTTACGCCAGCAGGGGCTGGCTCTGGCGTGTCTGACATTCTCGCGGCAGGCAAGGATTTAGGAGAGGCACAGCGATCCCTCGCGGCGCTGCGCGGCGGAGAGGCGGCCCTTGAGAGCAGCCTGTCAAATCTACGCGGGAACATTAGCCCCACCGACACGCTCACCGCGCCGTTCCGAGAGCCGGGCGCGTTCCTCAAATCGGCTGCACGGCCAGAGGCAATCCTTCCCATTGCAATCGGAGAAGGCACTCGCGGCCAGTACCAGATGCAAGAGCGACTGCAGGATCAGCGCCGCGAACTGATGGGGGAGACCGAGGAAGAGAAGGCTCGCGCCCTATACAACTTCCAAGAAGCGCTCTCGC